CCCCTGATGTCCATCCAACCATCGCTCTTCTAGCCGACGAACTTGGTCCTGTTGCAGTCCGACATCGTGCGCCCCCTGTTGTTTGGGCCAAACGATCATGTCGGGTCTGGCACGATTGAAAAATACTTGCCGTTGAAATTTCGAGGCGTACTCATCCACCTCTAGTTCGTCACTCATGGCACGTCCGATGCCAGCCCCACGACCGTAAGGATTGGCCGGGTCAAGGTCAGCCATCCACAATACTTCTGTGGCAGGAATGTTTCCTTGCCAGCCTCTAAACGAGACCTCGTAGTTTTGATTACTCGGGGTCGGCGTACTCATCACCCAGTTGGGCGGGATAGGCCAGAACTCAGTCGGTGCCCCTACAGCGTTCCGCTGCAACACCCAAAACGCTTCACCAATTAATTCGAGATGAACCTGTGTGGTTTGAAACAGCGCCTGCCCAGTCATGTAAGGATTTGCGTGATTAAGAGCGTCGAGCAAAATGTGGCTATCGACTTCTTGAAGTTCACCGCTTCCGTTGGCTTTCTTAATCAACCCATGACGGCGGGAAGGTGCCGCTCGCTGGAGAATTCTAGCCTCGGTTACCTTGCCAGACACAGGAGCGTACAGCTTCCATTCTGTCGCAGATGAAGCCACAGCCGTTGACACTCTTTGACTAACGGCTCGTAACCACGGCATCGTAGAATAGGCTTGCAGAATGTTGGCGTCTCCACGATAGGGTGGGTTGCTGTGGTCACCCGGCATGGTTCCTTGCAGAAGCCCGAACGGAGAAGACACTTGCTGTGGAGAGTCGCCTCCGCTAATCCCAACAGCAGCCTTCGCAATGGACACCAGTCGTTGCGTTATCGATGTCGACATAGCCTTCACTATGAAAGACCAAACCCATGACAGTCAAGCACTGTATTGACCACCCCGGCACGGTATTGATCGTTCCATTTGTAGATTTGCAAACCGTCGTCCTCGTTCATCAGTGGCGTTCGATCATCGATAGACGAATCTGGGAATTTCCTGCTGGCACTAGACGTCACAACGAGGCACCAGTGGATGCAGCGATACGAGAATGCGAAGAGGAAACCAAGCTGTCGCCGGGAACGTTGGTGAAGATGACAGAGGCATTTATTTGTCCCGGCTCGTCAGCAGAGCTTATGACCTTCTACAAAGGCGTCGACCTGTCACCAGTAGAAATCGACCACGACGAAGACGAAGACATCACCATCCACCACGTGCCTATTACAGAACTACAAAAGGGAGTAGTGAACGGAGAGAAGATCATCGACCTGAAAACCTTGTGGGCTATTGACCATATCTACCCAGTGCCATCACCGTCATACCCAAGTCATACGTAACACCCTAACGGGATTCGAACCCCCTAGAAACACGAACGTTAACTTGTTAACGTTAACGAATTCTTAACGATGACCGCTAGGCCACCACATGCCTTCCTCGTTAACAGCAGTTTCTACTGCTGACGCTGAACCAGCAGGTACATCATCCACGCTCCCGCCCCACGCCTCTACATCTCCACCACCGTAAATAAGGGCAGAGGTAAATCCCCACACCAAGGCATCCAACCTATCGGGAGACTGTTCACCGGGAAGCCACGACGTTAACTGGTCTTCTAAGTCTGGGAACATTCCGACATGCCGGATACGTCCCTGCGTATAGAGAGCCGCGATAGGTTCAGCGCGAGTGAGCTTTCCACGACTGGCTCTAACCGGAACGTAAGGCACGACGCTGCTTTTTCGTTCGCCTTCACGATGTAAGGCCTTGCCGCATTCACGAACTGTAAAGCCCACCATGTCTCCACCGTTATTCACCTCACCAACAATCTGGTCAGCTTGGAATTGGTCATACATCCGTACCGCCTGACGCCCCCATTCGTCGGGAGTGAAATGCCCTGACCCATCAGCTAAGACATACCCCAAACCATCAACACCACGCGCCACCACAACGATTCCAGCCTCTGCCGTTTGTTCTGATGCCGTACCGGGAGGGTCAATCGCCACCACAACCTGCGCCAGATCAGGAGCAACACTCACATGGGTTTTCTCAAGAGTAGTACGAGTCCATAAGGCACCGGGTCGGTCGGTAATCAGAAGACCGCTTAATTCTTGCTGGCCCAAATAGGTGCCTTCGTATCGACGAACCAAACGTTCAAAAAATTTTGAGGATAGGTTGGCTCGATTCTCATAGGTGGAACCGCTGGTGACGTGCGTCGTGTCCTCGGCGAGTAATCGCTTGATGATAGGAATAGGTCGAGGCGTAGTGGTAACTACAATGCGAGGGTCAGGTGGGAGACGAACCGCCATGACCAACGTATCCCAAACCTCGGTCGCATATTGATACTTCGCCAGTTCATCAATCCACGCACAGTGGAAGTTCGGACCACGTAAGTCAGCCGGTTTTTCTGAAGAGTAGAGATGAACCTCTGACCCGTTAGGCCAGCGCAGCAATCGTTGAGTCGGAACATAGGTAGGCATAAAGTCAGGAGGACTACAGGATAGAATCCCAGACTCTCCACCAACCATAACGTCCCGAGCATCAGCAGGAATGCGTCCAACCAAAGCGATACGACGGCCTGCTATTTTGGCTTGTTCGATACCCATTGCGAGCCGGCGCGAGTCTTTCCAAAACCACGACCAGTCATTAACAGCCACACGCCCCAATCTCCCGGGGGAGGTTGTTGCGATGGACGACACCAGAAATCCCACTCGTATTTAAGCAGTGCCGCTTCGCTTGGGGTCAGCCCTTCCATTACTTCAAGGGCAGGTTTACAAATCGAGGTCTCGACCGCCAGCGACTCGCTACTCTTGGAGTTCGATGCTCCTGTTGGTGTTGCCACTGGTTACAGCCTCTGCCATCTGTTCAATCTTGGTGCGGAGTGTTTGCCTTGCACGACTCACCTCCTCAACAGTTAACGTTCCGGTAACCGTATGCTCATACTTCTCTCTGAATACTTGCGGACGTCTAGCCTTTAACAGAAAGATAAGCAGCGTATCGCTGTACTTCTTTACGGTTCCGACTTGTTGAGTGCCAAGCGATTTCCCGTCATCGCCACGAGCATTTCCGAACACCGGTTCCTCTATTCCGATCAACGCACGACGCACAGCTTCAGACTCAAGCCGGTCAGTTGCGGTAGCTTCGGCATCACGAAACCGCTCTCCGTAGGTAGCGTCAACAGACAGCCACTTGTAATGCGTACGGCGGTCGATGCCTGCCACTTGAGCAGCACCGGATACTGTGCCAAAAGAGGCGAACGCTTCGAGGAATCGCTTTTGTGCTACTGCTTTTTTAGGTGTGCCCATTTGCGCCCATCATGACATGCCTATTTCTTCGACGCTAGTCTTGACGACAACAGCGGAACGCAAGACGGTAGCGTTCCACCGCATTCACTCCAGCCTAGAACGTAATGAACGTAGGCAGTGAAGCTCCTATTCGGGGCAGTCACAATAGTCTCGTCAACTAGGCGATACTTTCCACCACACTCCGGACACTGCTTTGTGAAATTCTCACTAGGCGTGGTCATGTCGCTGGACCCATGTCGGTCTGTCCACGAATAGCCCGACGACGTAACGTTCCAAGTGAGACGCCCTCATCAGCAAACGGATTCGCGTAGCGGTCGTTGTCTGCCACCAAGGCACTATCGCTATACGCACGCTTCTCCCAAAAGCCCATCTTGTGGTCGGTCAAGAACTCCACCCGGGTAATCCATTTACAGGCCTTGAATTGGTACAGGTGTGGTGGGGCAATATAGCGTAGGGGAAAGCCGTGATGAGGGCTTAAAGGGGCGCTGAGATAGGCCCAAGCCACCATACCAGCCATGAAATCCTCGACCCACATTGAGGTCGAGAATTCATCAAGACCATGCAACAAAACAGAAGTCACCGTATCGACTGGAGACACCTTCTCGACTAACGCTTTACCGGAGACGCCACCCCATGTGGTGTCGAGAACAGACCATCCCGTAATGCAGTGAAAGTCTTGAATAATCGTCGATACGACAAACTGCTTGCGAAGCTCAACTGCTGATACCGAGAACGGTGACTCTACTTCTCCATCGCAACGAAACATCCACTTCGCAGGGTCTACCTGTTTTGGAATAGAGGCATATTCCAGATGGGGAAATTTCTTCGCTAGGGTTTGCCCAACCGGAGTACGCTGTCGCCGTTGTTGGATAGAGTATTCAGTGGGGTCGAACGCATCACTGGCTGGCAACCCCTTCCACCAGATGTCTACTTCACCCGCCATGCTATTTCCCTCGCCGTCAAAAAAAATAACGGACGTTCAATCAAAAATTCAAGAATGACAGCAGACCACAACGGTAAGCCGACTTCGATGAACCCCCACAACAACGGGGTTCTGATTAACAGCCACGGAGCCGAAAGTGGATACCAAAGCAGGAGTTGCTTAACGGTGGTCGATCCACTGACGTTAGCCCCACGATAGCAAACCCACGCAACGAACAAGCCAACACACGCCAGCCCCGCTACGCCTTGCAAAACGAGCACCGTCATGACAAGTCCGAAGTTAACTCTGTATGAATATCATGGGCGAGATGACTGTCTTCGCTAATGACCCGGCAGGTTGCCCCAAACACCAGCCCGTCCGGTACGAACTCAGCCGTAATCCCACGAATGATTTTAATGACCCTGACGCAAGCGTCTTCCGTAAAGGTTGGACCAGCATAGGATTTCAACACCTGTATGACTTCGTCTGGAATTTTCATGTTCGACATGACCGGAACAAGGCGAGTCGATATCTCCCGCATCAACGACCCCGGGATAACAGGAGCATCACTCGCTACGCGAAGAATGATATGGCTGCGTTGGGTATGGCTCTGCTGTCCATCTGTTTCAAACAACACAAACGGGCACACCGTAAACACCGTCGTCTTGAGGGTGAACCAATACACGCCATCTTTCGGCAATGGGAGATAGCCAGTTGGAGTGTCAGCGCCAACCTCGTAACTGAACCCTACCTCCCACGGCAAAGAAGAGGGGATACCAGTAGCGTGACCAGCCAGTCGAGTGA